CGCACACTCTGAACGACGCGAAGCGCCTGTTTCGTGAAAAGGTCAAGTACGCCTACGACAACTTGCCGAAGGAGCTGCGCGCTGCCAACCCGGCGAGAAACGACGCTGCCGGCGAACTGGTATTCAGCAAGGGTGGCTCGCTTTACGTCTCCACGTCGTTCCGGGGCGGCACGCTGCGCTACCTGCACGTATCCGAGTTCGGGAAGATCTGCGCCAAGTTTCCGCACAAGGCGCGGGAGATCGTCACCGGCGCTTTCGAGGCTGTGGCCGCTGAGTGTTTCGTCACAATCGAGTCTACGGCTGAAGGTCGAGCCGGTTATTTCTTCGATTACAGTCAGTCAGCGGAGCGGCAGCTGCTCTCCGGTGTGCCGCTAGGCCTGCTGGACTGGAAGTTCTTTTTCTTCAGTTGGTGGAACAACAAGGCCTACAGCCTGGACGCCACCGACGTGGTGCTGCCACAGCGCCTGACCGACTATTTCAACGAACTGCACGCCAAGCACGGGATCGTCACCAATGACGGCCAGCGCGCATGGTATGCGGCCAAGGAGAAGACACTCGGCGACGACATGAAGCGGGAGTACCCCTCAATCCCGGTAGAGGCCTTCCAGCAATCGGTCGAGGGTGCTTACTACGCCCAGCAGTTCAACAAGCTGTATGCCGCTCAGCGCATCGGCACTCTGCCCGACAACAGCCACCTTCCGGTGATGACCATTTGGGACATCGGCGTGAGCGACTCCACCGCCATTTGGTTCGTGCGACAGGTTGGCGAGCAATACCACATCATCGATTACTACGAGAACTCAGGTGAAGGTCTGCGGCACTACATGAAGGTGCTCAAGGACAAGGGGTACACCTACTCCGAGCACTGGGGTCCGCATGACATCGAGAATCGTGAGTTTGGCAGTGATGCGAAAACGCGAAAGGACATCGCCCGAGAGGGTTACGAGATCGATGGCCAGGTTTACCGGATGACGTTCCAGGTTGTCCCGAAGATCGGGGTGGACGACGGCATCGAGCAGGCCCGCGAAATCCTGTCCAAGTGCGCCTTCGACGAATCGAAGTGCGAAGAGGGCATTGCCTGCCTTGAGAACTATCGCAAGGAGTGGGACGACAAGAAGGGCTGCTGGAAAGACAAGCCGCTGCATGACTGGACGTCTCACGGCTCCGATGCATTCCGGTACTTCGCTGTCGCCAAGAGCGCAAAGAAGCCAGTCAAATCAATCAAAATGGGATTCGCACGCTAATGGCAGACGTCACATACACCCGCCCGGAATACGACGCGGCACAGTCCCGTTGGCGGCTGGTGCGCGACGTGTGCAAGGGCTCCGAAACGGTAAAGGGGCGCGGAGATGTGTATTTGCCCAGACCCAACAAGCACGACACCAGCCCTGAAAACCTTGAGCGGTACAAGTCTTACAAACAGCGGGCCGTGTACTACAACGCCACGGGGCGCACGAAACACAGCCTGGTTGGGGCGGTGTTTCGCACCTGGCCAACGCTTACCGTCCCCGTCGCGCTTGATTACGTGGCCACGGACGTCGACGGGCAGGGTGTGAGCGTTTACCAGCAGTCTCAGTCGGTCATCGGGCATCTGCTTGAGGTTGGTCGACACGGCTTGCTGGTGGACTACGCTGCCGTGCAGGCCGGCACCGTGAGCAAGGCGGACGAACAGGCGGGTCGCGCTCGCGCGAGTGTTGCGAGCTATCCGGCTGAGTCGATCAGGAACTGGAAGACTCGTAAGGTCGGTGGTCAGCATCTGCTGAGCCTGGTTGTGCTTCAGGAGTCCGTGGATGTCGATACCGATGATGGCTTCGGTAGCGAAAAGGTTACCCAGTACCGAGTGCTACGCCTGGACGAGACCGGCGTTTACACCCAGGAGGTGTGGGAAGAGGGAGCAAGTCAGACGGTTATGATCATCCCTCAATTCACCCCGCTGAATGGCGCGGGCCAGCCTTGGCGGATCATCCCGTTCCACTTTCTCGGAAGCGAGAACAACGACACCAGCATCGACGACGCGCCGTTGTACGACATGGCGGTGCTGAATATCGGCCATTACTGCAACAGTGCGGACTACGAGGACTCGGTGTGGTTTTCCGGGCAGCCTCAGTTCTGGATTTCAGGGTTGGACGAAGCCTGGCGCGACCACCTTGAGGCAAACGGCATCTATGTCGGCTCCAGAGCTCCGCTGACGCTTCCTGCCAATGGTTCGTGTGGATTTGCCCAGCCAGAACCGAACACGCTGGTGAAAGAGGCCATGGACGCCAAGAAACAGGACATGGTGTCCCTCGGCGCCCGCCTGATCGAGCGTGGTAGTGCGGTGAAGACTGCAACCCAGGCCGACAACGACAGCGCCGCCGAACACAGCGTTCTCTCCCTGGTGGTGAGTAACGTCAGTGAGGCCTACAGCCAGTGCCTGCTCTGGATGGCCGAGTTCGTGAATGCCCCCGGCGAAGTGGTCTACAAGCTCAACCAAGACTTCAGCCAGATCACTCTGGACGCGACGATCCTTTCGGCGCTGTTCACTGCCGTGCAGGGCGGCAAGCTGCCGGAAGGTGACTTCTGGCAATACCTGCGTGATCGCGGCGTGATCAACCCGGAGAAAACGGACGACGAAATCCGGGATGAGCTGGAGGCACAAAGCACCGGGCCAGCCCTAGACGACACAGAGGTAATTCCGAATGGCGGCAAACCAAGCAGTCCTTGACGCCACCATCCGGCATGCCGTCTTCCTGGAGCAGCTCAAGTCGGGAGAGGTGGCGAAGTTCGCACCCTTCCTCAAGGAGATCGACCGCTCGATACGTGAGCGGCTGACGCGGGCGGATCTGACGGATTACACCGTCGCCCGCCTAGAGCGGTTGTTGAGTGAGGTGGATAGCCTGCTGCTGGGCATCTTCGACCGGTACAGCGAGAAGCTGAGCCTCGACCTGGTGGACATCGCCAATTACGAGGCCGAGTTTGAAGCGACCAGCCTGACGAGGGCGGCACCGGTGGGTGTGACCTTCGACGCGGCGGTGCCAGGTGCGGCGGCAATCAGGGCGGCAATCCTCACCAACCCACTCAGTGTGCGCGGCGCCGACGGCGGGAAGCTGCTCAAGTCGTTCATTGATGGGTTCACCACCACCGAACGGCAGCGCCTCACAGGTGCGATCCGACAGGGCTTCTTCGAAGGCCAGACTCACTTCCAGATCATCAAGAATATCCGTGGCACCAAGGCGCTCCAGTACAACGACGGCATCCTGGCCACGACCAACCGCAACGCCGGCGCCATTGTGCGGACGGCGGTGCAGCACGTCGCCACCCAGGCGCGCATGGAGACGCTTAAGGAAAACAGCGACGTCGTGCAGTCGGTGGAGTGGGTCAGCACCATGGACTCCAAGACCAGCAGCCAGTGCCGGACGCTTGATAAGCGCCGGTTCAAGCTGACGGAGGGCCCCCGGCCGCCGATCCACATCAACTGTCGCTCGACGGTGGTGGCGGTGACGCGCTTCAGTGCCCTGTTAGCTAAGGAAGCCACGCGCGCATCCATCGGTGACGGCGGTGCCCAGCAGGTGAGGGCAGACCTGAGCTATTACGACTGGCTCAAACAACAGCCGGCGGCGTTTCAGGATAGGGCCATTGGCCCGATTCGCGCGAAGCTGTTCCGCGAGGGCGGCCTGAGCGTTGAGCGCTTCGCCGAGTTGCAGCTGGACCGGAACTTCGCACCGCTGACGCTTGTACAGATGAAAGTTCTTGAGCCCCTGGCGTTTGAGCGAGCGGGAGTGTAATCAGTGGAAATCACAATATGTTGAGGTGCCGCCGCAAGGTGATCCACCACTTGCTCACTCCGAGCTTAGATATTGCATCTTCAGTGGTTTCGTAAGTGTTTAGAGGATCTTTCTTACCATCTGGCCATGATGCGAAGGCGTGAATGATGATTGCTGAGACGCTCTCTATGGGCCCTTTTTTCTTCCCCTCTCCGATCGAGTAAAACTCAGGGCTGGTGTTTTCTAAAGGCGCGAGTGCCAGATAAAACTGGTGGCGCCAATGTTCTTCATGGCCCTCGCACTCGTGCAGAACTACCTTACTCTTAATTCTCCCTTTGGCGTCTTTGTATTGCTCGATCAATCGCGCGGAAGTCAGCCATGCCAGGCGGTTGGGCGCGGGTGGCTTCTGACCTGCGCCGTCGGGCCCAACGAGTGCCTGATAAGCCCGCTCTAATGTGCGTGCGGCATATCCAGCCATTCGTTCATCAGTCCTGTCACGCGCGGTAATCCTGATAGTTACAAATGCAGCTACTGCAGCTGCCGAACCAGAGAAGGCAGCGATGGCGTTTGCCCAATCACCAGCAGTCATAACTCAACATCCTTTGATATCTAAAATCGTGAATCATCCTTGATTTTAGGGTGAAAGCAACACGTAGCACCTTCGATTCTAAGCAGGCAGGGCCTGCACCTACGTCTCTGGGAGACAACCGATGCTGAAATTTCAACTGGATACCCTGGAAGGGGTAGATGAAGCCGTGCGCGCTCTTTACACCGAGAAGGACGGCAAGTTCGTACTCGGCATTGAAGGTCTGCCGCAGCAAGAAGATGTAACCGGCCTGAAAGCCAAGGTTGATGAACTGCTCGGCGAGAAGAAGCTGGCCGAGAAGAAAGCCCGCGAGGCAGAAGAGCTGGCCCGCACTGAGCGTGAAGAAGCCGCTCGCAAATCAGGCAACGTTGAAGAACTTGAACGTTCCTGGTCTGAAAAGTACAACCGCCGCGAAGCTGAGCTGAACGGCATGCTGGAACAGGAGCGTGGGACGCTGAGTACTCAGATCCGGGATCTGACCGTCGGCCGTACCGCTACTGATATCGCGTCTGCCCTGGCAATCCCAGGCAGCGCCAAAGCCCTGTTGCCGCACATCGAACGCCGTCTGAGCGTCGAACAGCGCGATGGGAAGCCTGTTGTGGTCGTCCTCGACCAGCAGGGCAAGCTCTCGGCGGCCACGCTGGATGAGCTGAAAGCAGAATTCGCAAACGACACGGCCTTCGCGCCGTTGATCGCGGGTAGTAAGGCGTCTGGCGGCGGGGCTGCTGGTGCTGGAGGTGGCGGCGGGGCCGCAAAAGGAAAAATCGGCGGCACCAAAGAGGAACGCACGGCCGCGATCGCGAGCCGGTTCCCGGATCTCCCACAATCTTAAGGAAATAACTCATGTCCCTGTCGCAAATGCAGGTTTTCAACGAATACATCATGCCGGCGACTCTCGAGACGCTGGATCAGTATCTCGCCGCTTTCAACGCCGCCAGCCGTGGCGCGATCGTGCTGTCTCCGGACGGCTTCACTGGTGACTTCCTTCAGGAGTCGTTCTTCCAGACCCTGGCCGCTGCCCAGCGCCGGGTGGATCGCTACAGCGCGAACGCCGCCGTCGCTGCCACCGACTTGACCGAACTGAAGAACACTTCGGTAAAAGTCGCCGGCGGCTTCGGTCCAATCCGCTACGAGCCGTCGCAGATGACCTGGCTGGAGCGTCCAACCGCGCAAGGTATCGAAGTCGCCAGCCGCGCGTTCGCTGAAATCCTGCTGAAGGACCAGCTGAACACCGCGATCGCCGCCTTGGTTGCAGCGATCACTGCCCAGGCCGCAGCGGTCAACGATGTGTCGGCTACCGCTGGCATTACCTACGCCGGCCTGAACAACGCTCATGCGAAGTTCGGTGACGCGAGCCAGAACCTGGTAACCCAGGTGATGCAGGGCACCAGCTACCACAAGTTGGTCGGCCAGAACCTGGCGAATCAGCAGCAGCTGTTCCAGGCGGGCAACGTCCGTGTGGTGGACATTCTCGGCAAGATCTCCGTTGTGACGGATGCCCCGGCGCTGATGCAGGCCGGCACCCCGAACAAAGAAATCATTCTGTCCCTGGTGCAAGGCGCTGCGCTGGTCCACGACGGCCGCGACATCATCAGCAACGTTCAGACAACCAACGGCAAGGAGCGAATCGAAACCACGCTCCAGACCGACTACACCTTCGGCCTGGGCCTGAAGGGCTACACCTGGGACACCACCACCGGCGGCAAGTCTCCAACCGACGCCGAACTGGCCACCGGTACCAACTGGGACAAGACCGCTACCAGCATCAAGCACACCGCCGGTGTGGCTCTGATCGGTGACGCCTCCAAGTAACCCTGAAAGCTGAGTCGGGCCCAGCGCCCGGCTTGGCGAGGACACGATCATGAGCAACAAGAAGATCTGGTATCTGTCTGGTCCGTTCCATCAGTACCAGGAAGACGTGAAGGCACTCGCCAAAGCAAGCGGCCTGCGCATCGTCGACGCAAGCGTTACCGAAAGTCGTGAAGATGCCGCCGACGAAGTGCCTGACGTGACTGTCAAGGAGTTGCCGAAGGTGCTGCTGATAGACGGTGGCAGTTCCAGCATCGATATCGACGCCTTTCGCGCCGAACTCGAATCTGTCGGCCTGATCGTTGAGTCATTCGCTGACCAAGCGCTGGCTCGCCCAGAAGGCGAGCTTGGCCCTATCGCTGATCGCCTGTTTCAGGTCTTCGAGGCGGTAAGCGCAGGCGTTGAAAGTCTCATCCGCGAGCGTGACGGTGAAGTTGAGAAGGTGAAAACTCTGCAACTGCAGGTAGATGACCTTCTCCAGCAGGTCGACAAAGCGGGTCGGGAAGATGCCGACGCGAAGGAAATCGCCGACCTGAAAGCAAAGCTTGATGAAGCCAAGGTGCCGTACCGTGCCAACGCCTCGAAAGAATCCTTGGAAAAGCTCGTCGCTGATCTGCCCAAGGCGTGATAATGCTGGCTGCCGGTGACCCGGCGTCCAATCTTCAAACCATTCCAGCGAGTTGACGCATGACACTCATTATCGAGGACGGCACCGGCAAGCCTGACGCCGAAAGCTACGCGAGCGCCGAGGACTTGGCCTTCTATGCCGTGAAATTCGGCACGGTCATCCCCGCAGGCGTTCCCGAGCAGGAAGCGTTGCTGCGCCGGGCCGCCTTGGCGATGGATGGCAAGACCTGGAAAGGCCGCAAAATGAGCAGCGAGCAGGCACTGGCCTGGCCGCGCCGGGGTGTTGAGCTGGACTGCCAGATCAAGCCAGACAACTACCTGCCGGCGCGGATCCAGTACGGCCAGATGGCCCTGGCCGCCGAGATCCATCAGGACGACATCGACCCAGTCGACAAGCGCAAAGGTGCTGTAACGCTGGAGCGTGTCGAAGGCGCGGTAACACGCGAGTACGCCACGATTTCCAACACCAGTGGCCGACTGCTGCCGGCGGCGCCGGATCGGCCGAGCGCTACGCAGTTTGCCGACTATCTACAAAAGCGCGGGTTGTTCGCGATCCGCGCATAGCTGCAACGGAGAACACCATGGCCACCTTCTACGACGAAATGGCCGTGATGGCTCTGGAGATGATCACAGAGTTCGGCCAGCCTGTGACCATCAGCAAGACGGAGCCGGGCGAGTACGACCCAGAGACTGGCGGCGAGTCGCCAGGCGCGAGCGTCGAGCATACCGCCCAGGGCATCCTGCTCGACTTCACCGGCATCGAATTCCAGAACAACAGCCTCATCCGGCAGGGCGACAAGAAGCTCAAGATCGCCGCTCAGGGTTTGGCCTGGGTTCCGGGTCTGCTCGACAAAGTGGTTGCCCAGGGCCGCACCTGGTCAATCGTCCCACCGCTGAAAGAGGTGAATCCCGCCGGCACGCCGATCTTGTATGAATTGCAGGTGCGGTCGTGACGAGCAAATACGCGAGCATGAACGGCAGCTTTGCCGAAAACATTCGCGACTTCGCTGAGCGGGCCCAGGCTGGTATCGACGCAACCATCCGAGAGATCGTTATCGAGATCGGCAGCAGCGTGATCCGGATGTCTCCCGTGGGTAACCCGGAGATCTGGGCTGCAAACGTCGTTCACCGACAGGCGAACAAGCGGGCGGCCGATGACTACGACTTCAAGGTTGCAGTGCGCAACACGATCATCAACCTCAACGAATCGAACTTCACCAAGGCTGGCAAGCTGCGGCGCGGGGTGAAGTACGCCAAACCCCTGACCAAGACCGAGCGCGACCAGAACTTCAACGTGAACGGTTTGGTGGCAGGCAAGGACTACGTTGGCGGCCGGTTTCGGGGGAATTGGCAGTTCTCCATCGGCACGCCGGCGGAGGGCACGCTTGACCAGGTCGACCCGGCTGGTGGTGTGACGCTGGCCAAGCTGCGACTACAGGTCCAGGCGCTTACGGCCGGCGAGACAGCCTACATCGTCAACAACCTCCCGTACGGCATCCCGCTGGAGTATGGGCATTCGACCCAGGCACCCGGCGGCATGGTCCGGATCACCCTGGCCCGGTTCCAGCAGATCGTAGACGAAGCCACAAGGAACAACCAGGTATGAGCCACGCCATCATTGCTTCAATTTACGAAGCCAAGCTGATTGCCTGGAGCAGGTCGCGGACGGAGCCGGTCAAGGTGGTGTTCGAGAATGTCCAATATGATCCGGCGGACGGCGAGACCTATCTGCGGGCGTTCATGCTCCCAGGCGATACCGCCAGCAGCACGCTCGCTGGCGACCACCGCGCGTTCATCGGCGTCTACCAGGTCAGCATTGTGGCTCCGGCGAATACCGGGAAGACAAAGACGAACCCGCTGGTAGCTGAGCTGACCGCGCTCTTTCCGCTGTATGCGAGAGACACGAAGGCGGGCGTCACCGTCGTTACGATGTCGCCAGTTGATCCTGGCCCTGGCATCCCCGATGCACCCACATTTACCGTGCCGGTGTCGTTCGAATACCGAGCAGACATCGCCACCTGAATAAGCCCGTTGGGCAAACCCCGAAACCCGCCTCTGCGCGGGTTTTGTCATTTATGAAAAGAGGAAACACCCATGCAAATGCCCAACGGCGCCACCCTTGAGATCGCGTCCATCTACGGCACGCCGATCCCATTCACCGCCCTGACAAACGCCAATCCAGCCGTCGCGACGGCTGCGGCGCACGGCCTGGCCGAGGGCGACATCATTGCCGTAAATTCTGGCTGGACACGCCTGGATGGTCGCGGCGTTCGAGTTGGGGAGATCGCCAGCGGCACGTTCGCGCTGGAGAGCGTCAATACGACCAGCATTCAACAGTATCCCGCGGGGTCGGGGATTGGTTCCGTTCGCGAGGTGACGGCCTTTACCGAGATCTCGCAGATTACTGAGATGAATTCCAGTGGTGGTGATCAGCAGTTCCTGACCTTCGGCTTTCTGGCTGACGATGATGATCGCCAGATGCCGACTACAAAGAACCCGATCACGCTGACCTTCACCGTCGCCGACGATCCGTCCAAGCCATATGTGGCCGTCTGTGAGGCGGCGGACGATGATAAGCAGGCTCGGTTGCTTCGCCTGAACCTGCCAGGCGGTAGCAGTATTATCTACAACGGCTACGTGTCCATCACGTCGACCCCGACCATGTCCCGTAACAACCTGATGACCCGTGTTATCAGCCTGGCCCTGACCGGCCGTCCAACCCGTTACGCGGCCACGGTGTAATCCATGGCCAAGTTCAAATTGATCCAGAAGCCGACCTTCAAGGCGCCGGTGATGATCCAGCGGGCTGGTTACAACGCCGAAAAGGTTGAGTTTGAATTCAAGTACCTGGACCGAACCGCGCTGGCTGAGCTGTACACCGGCTGGAACGAGCGGCACGACGAGCTGAGTAAGCTGGTCGGCGACATGGACCTCAAAGCTTTCACCGCCGCCCAGATCGCCCTTCAAGTAGAGCAGTTGCTGGATGTGGTGGTGGGCTGGGATATCGAAGAGGAATTCACGCCTGAAAACGTGCGCATTCTCGTCAATTCGATCAACTCGGCGCCGAAGGCAGTGCTGAATGCGTACGCCGAAGCCTTCAGCGAGGCCCGCCTGGGAAACTCCTAAGCGCCTCCCGCGCGCTGTATGAGCCAGGGCCATCAGATTCAGACCTGATGGCCTTCGGCTTGTCTCGCCAGGACATTCCCGACAAGGAAGTTGGTATCTGGCCCGACAACTGGGACGCCTTCAAAGTCTTCGAGGCCATGAGCACCCAGTGGCGCACAGGTGCGTGCGGCGCAACAGGCATGGACTACAGCGTTCTCTCCGGGGTTATTCGGATGTGTGGGGTACCGATCAGCCAGCGACAAACCATTTTCAGCGACTTCCGCCGTATGGAGGCTGAAGCCCTGCAGGTGATGGCGGAACAGCGGGAGAGTGCGAGAGGCGCCTGATCCTCAGGCACAAAGACGCAAAACAACCAACATGACGCGGCATGGCCGCAGGAGTGGGTATGCAAAAGATCGATCAGTTCGGCCCGGTAATCGCTTGGCGCTCGATGCTGGGTAACAAGCCAAATCGGGAGCCAGTCGAAGTTGATGTTCAGGACGGGCGCGCCGAGTACTTGCTCAGCGGCCCGTACAATCTTTCCGAGGGCGGTAAAATCGAAGTTGTCGGTGGCAAGCTTCTCTTTACCGGAAGCACAACGAAGATCAGTTGATGTGATGGAAGGCCCTATCGAAATTGCCGTCGCCGAAGTAGTTCAGATCATCAGCCAAGATCAGCGCATACCCTGAACCAACGCTTTTTAGCGCATCGTAGATTGTCCCAAAATCAGACTCTGACAAAAAGGTGATGACACCGCACCCGACTTCAACACCTTTGTAGGCGAATTTCTCCGCTACAGGGATGTAGTCTTCTTTCGATGTGACGATGATGTAGGGGAAGATGGTTTGTCCTTTGTTCACATTGACCTCCAGGTCATAAACGCGCCGATATTGGCGCTATCCCAGTCCTTGGGATTGCAGGCGAAGGACTGGGAAATCCTTTTTCACTCATTCGAGTATTTCGAAATGACTCAAATCGAACGTAGCGATATTGCGCGCACGCTGGATGCCCTCGCGTTGGCGTTGGCTGATCACGAGCACAGCTGGAGTGATGAGCTGAGAGCTTCCTACGAGCGCGCCACGGCAGTCCTCAAGGCTTGCGATTGTAAGGTGACTGATTCGTCGGCTTCAGGCTGATGCCCAGCTCGGCGGCCTTGCTGTAGATGGACGCCTCGGAGCGGCCAAGCTTGAGGCCGATCACGCGCGTAGGGGTGTTACCAGCAGCAAGGGTACGGAGTTGGGTGATCTCTGCCGCCGTCCATTCCTTGCCGCTGTTGGTGGGTTGCTTGGCCATTGCTCAGTTCCTTCTGGGTTGTGGGCCAAAAGCTACTACTGATGACGCCCCGGTTGCCACTGGCTTTCCATCCACGCTGGATAGGTGGACAGGGTCGACTTTAGTCGAAGTTGATAGGCAGCACATGAGGCGCTAGATTCGTCTCGGCGATTGAGCCATTGCTCAATGCCAAACAAGGAAGAAGTAATGGTTATTAAGGTAAAAAACGAGGCCGAGGTGCAGGCTTGGGACCAATATGCTGCCGCAGCCATTGCCACGGCTTACAACTCTGTGAAGGGTCATGACGCGCGTGACTACTTATTGAAAGCTACACAAAGAGCTGCGGAAATTGCAGATGCGCTGATCGAAGAGCGCCGGAAGCGGTAAAGATATATGACTTAAGGCCCAGCCCCGCGCTGGGCTTTTTGCGTCTTGGCTCAAAGCAGATTCTTTCCAAAGTTATGGTTTGTTTGAAAATTCTAACGTTGCATCGCAGATTCTCTGCATTTCTTCGTCCGTTACATTAAGTAGTGCTTGTAGTTTCACTGTTCGTTCAGCCAGTCCGGAAATGTGTTTTTCCATAGAGTCGACCGTAAATGCTTGCTTTACGCTTGCTCCACCATCGTACTTAACGAAGGTTAGCTTCTCTGGATTACCGATTATGATGATTCCGTGCACAATAGTGTTTCGATGAGAAAAGCCTTCGGTCTTTTGCAATAGTTTTATTGTTTCTCTATCTGAGGTTTCATTAAGTTTTAAAAGGTTTATCAAAAGTTGAACACGAGGTTGGAATTGTAGTTTTCCCGTAATGATTACGGCTTTAGCAGGTGTAATGCCCAGCTCTTTCATGATCGCAGTTTGAATTACCGCCTCAAGGGCTGACCAAGCTACCATGAATAATCCGTAGCAATGGATTAATCTTGACTGTGAGCGAGATATATATGGAGTGGATTCAAGTGTGTTTTGCATGATTTTCTCGTGGCTTTTAAGATGGGGATATCTTGTGAAATACTGGTATGCGAGTTTGGTATTTTTATGTTTAGATTTTTGGAAGGCTTAATTACACTCCAACCATTGGGCGCTATCCCAGTCCTTGGGCTTGGCTTAGGACTGGGAAATCCTTGCGTGTGGCAGGAGGCTACTACTTGCCGATGGTCGGGCGTTACTGGAGATTCGTACAGGCGGAAAAAAGCCCGGTCGCACCGGGCTTTCGGGCTCAGCGGATCATTTAAACGACCAATTGCACCAGCGAACTTCGCCAGAGTTAGCTAGGTATTTGGTTATGCTTTGGTCGCCCCAAAACTTTAGCCTTCCGTCTTGAAGCTGAATTGACAGAACAATAGGAACACCAGGGATGAACTGACGAAAGTAAGCAGTCGTCTCGTCTATAGCCTTCTGGCTGCTGACCGATGAGTTCGTCACCAGCAAAACCGCAAATGCCACGCCGTTCACTACGTAATACGCGCCGCTGAAATTGCTCATTTTGACCTCCATGGAATATTGATGGCCTAATGCTACATGTGGTCGGAGTCCGGCGGCACTGTTCATTTAGACAGTTCTAAAGCGTTGAAACATCTGCGAGTCAGGGTTTTGGCCTAGGCGGGAGGGGCTTTGGCGCTTCCTGCTGAAAATGGTAGATTGCTTTTCTTGATCAAGGAGAAGGGTCTATGTCTAGTGAATCGGGAGTGATTGGCTCTCTAATGCTGTTTTTTATTGGTGCGGTTCTTTATTTCTTGCCAACTATTAACGGCAAAAGCAGAAAGCACCCAAATACGGACTCCATATTTCTTCTTAACTTATTTTTGGGATGGACTCTCATAGGGTGGGTGGTGGCGCTGGTCTGGTCAGCATCCGCCATAAGCAAGCCTGTGGAAGCGAAGAACAGCGCCACCGCTCCAGAGATCGACAGATACGAAGCCCTTGAAAAGCTTGTGTCCATGAAGGAGCGCGGATTTATTTCGGAAGATGAGTTCCAAGCCGAAAAAGCAAGACTGCTTCGAAGCTGAACATCAATACAACCACTACCCGCTACGGCGGGTTTTTTTATGCCCGGAGAAAAATAATGAGCACCAGTTTCGCCTCCCTGGGCATTGCCGTTGAGTCCTCGCAAGCAGCAAAGGCCGCTGACGACCTGGATAAATTGGTCGACTCAGCAGAAGGTGCACAGAAGGCGATCGACGACCTAGGCAAGACTGGTGAAGGCTTAGCCAGCACAGGCAAGAAGATCACTCAGGCAGAAAATGAGGTAGCCCAGGGCGTCGAGAAGTCCACAGCCGCGATAGATCGCAGGTCCGGTGCAAGCCGAAAAGCGACTGAAAGCGCAGCAGCAGAGATCACCGTTATCAGCCAACTCGACAAGGCGATGACGGGCAATATCGACAGCATTGAATCCTTAGTGCGGGCAGAGGGTTTGTTGGAGCGCGCTCGCAAAGGCGGCTTGGCCACTATCGAAGATCAAGCAAAGTATCAAGATCAGCTGGGCAAGGCATACGACAAAATCGAGAAGGCCGAAGCCAAGGAGTTGGCGCAGAAACAGAAGCTGATTGATGCTGAAAACCGCCAGATTGAGGCGCTGAAACGAACCGTCAATGGGATTGATCCGGTGACCGCCAAGCTGGCGAAGTTGGAGGCCCAAGAGAAAGCGCTAAACGACCTGCACAAAACAGGTCAGATAGATGCTGATCGATACCAGGAGGCCCTGGCCAAGATCGGTAAGGACCGTGCCGGGCTGACCGCGACGGAGACTGCGTTCGACAAATTGAAGCTTGGCACTCGCCAGGCCCAAGAGAACGTAATGCAGCTTGCCAACGCCCTGCAGTCGGGCGATCTGGGGAGCGGTGCGCGCGCCATTGCACAACTGGGTGCTGGTGCCGGCGAATCAGCGCGAAGTCTTGCGGGGATGTTAATTCCCGCCGGCCTGCTGGTGGCCGTTCTTGGGTCGCTTGGCTACGCCTATTTTGATGCAATGAAGCAGGCTCGCGAGTTCAATGCCGCTATCAATGGCGGAACCAACGGTGCCGGCCAGACAATTGCCAGCCTGAAGGATATGGCGGACGGCGCCGGGCGAATCACTGGAAATCTATCCGGAGCGCGTGAAGCGGTTGTTTCGCTTGCGTCGGGGGCCGCCACAAGTGGCACGCAGATGCGCAACCTGGCTGAGGCTGCGGCAGCGATCAGCGAGATCACGGGACAGGGAGCTGGCGAACTCGCAAAGTCATTCGCCACTGCAGGCGATACAGCTACGGAGGCTGCGGGCAAGATCAGTAGCCAGTATGGGTTGCTCACCCTAGATCAGTACCAGGTGATCAAGGGGATTGATGACCAAGGCGATCATCAGCGCGCACTTGATGTACTGAGCGGGAACTTGAACGAGGCGGCGCTAGAGCGTCTAAAGGCGTATCGCGGGTCTCTATCCGATATTGAGCGAGATTGGGATGACATTGGAAACGCGACAAAACGAGCATATTCCTACATCCGGTCGGAAGCGTTTCCAGACCTCGCAAAGCAGATAGAGCTAACCCAGCGCGTGCTGGATACTCGCAAGGCGGGCGGGTTTTCGGGGGCTATATCTGCGGGCCTGGGCAAGGCAAGCACAGCATTTGACTCGATTCTAGGACTAGAGGACACCGATTCCACTGAAGCGCTGGAGAAGAAGCTCGCAAGCCTCAAGGCCCGGCAGGCAGCCAGCGCCAATCTGGCAATCATCACTGGCGAGAACACCGACGCAAACCAGAAAGCTATTAAGGTCCAAAAAGAACTGGATGCGCAGCTCGATGGGATTAACCCTCTAAACAAGCGCTCAGCAGGGCTGGACAAGCTCAACGATAAATTCAGAACACTGTACGAGAATGCTGAGAGGACCGGCCAGAAGTCTAAGCTTCTGGAAGGCGTCGATTTTGACGGTAAAAAGTTCTCAGGGGGGGCTTACGATACCTTGCTGAAAGGGCTCAACGACAAAAACAAAGACCCCAAGGCCGCCAGCTCTCAAGTCGACCTGACAAGCTTCAACAACGCCAAAAACAATCTATCCGGCATCGTCAATGATTACCGAAACGCCCAGATGGAACTGGAGGCGCAGCAGAAGGCTGGCGTGGTTTCGCTGTCGGACTATGCCAAGCAACGGTCGGCCCTGATCAATCAGGAAAAGGATGATGTGACGGCCGCGTACCAGGCTGAAATCGATGCGCTTGAGGCGGCCAAGTCCAAGAAGGGCACGACGGCGGCTCAGAGCATCCAACTTGACCAGAAGATCGCCGATGCAAGGCAGGGGATGGTCAAGGCTCAGAAGGATGCCGACAGTCAGCTGACGATCATCGCCACAAGCGAGAAGGGGCGGCTGGAGCAGCTGACGGCCGCCTCGGAGGCGTACGTCAACCAGCTAGAACGTCAGCGTGCCGCACTGGAAGCTGCTGGCTCCCGCGCAGCGAACGGGCTGGGCCTGGGAGACCGGGAAGCAGCACTACAAGCGAGTCTCGACGCAACCACGGACAAGTTCAACGACGAGCGCGCCAAGCTGCTTGATCGCCGCAAGACCGCGCCTGACAAGTACAGCCAGGAAGACTACATGCGCGACCTGGCCAGCGTTGAAGATGCGGAAAGGAAGTACCGCGACACGGTGGTCGACAACTACGACAAGATGTCGGAGGCCCAGGGCGACTGGCGTAGCGGAGCATCGTCAGCTTTCCAGAACTACCTGCAGTTTGCCAATGATGTAGCGGGGCAGACCAGGAGCCTCTTCACCAATGCGTTTAGCTCCATGGAGGATGCTGTCGCAAACTTCGCCATCACTGGGAAGTTGTCGTTCTCGGACTTTGCCAAGTCGATCATCGCCGACATGGCGCGGATCGCCACACGGCAGGCTGCTTCCGGCTTGCTGTCGGGCCTGGCGGGCACTGCAATTGGTGCCTGGTTTGGCGGTGGCGGGTCGTCCGGGGCGACCAGCTTCGGCTCTGATATTGGCGGCGCGATCACGGCCAATGCCAAGGGCGGCGTTTACGACTCGCCAAGCCTGTCCAGCTTCAGCAATCAGGTGCACGACAAGCCTCAGATGTTTGCGTTCGCCAAGGGTGCGGGCATCTTCGCCGAGGCCGGGCCGGAGGCAATCATGCCGCTGACCAGGACCGCCGGCGGAGAGCTTGGGGTGCGTGCGCTGGGCGGTGGTGGTGGCGGGGGAGCAGGTGGCAACACCTACAACTTCCCCGTCTCGGTCTCCGTGCAAACGTCTGGCGATGGCGGCACCGCGACACAGGAAGACACCACGCAACTGGGCAAAGGCATTCAGCAGGCTGCCAAAACAGAGGCTGAAACCGCCATTGCCAAGGGCCTGCAGCCTGGCGGCTCAATCTGGCGCCTGATCAACGGGAGGTAACCATGGCGATTGAAACGTTCACCTGGGCCACCCAGCACGGGGAGGCACCCACGATTGAATATAGAACCCGGCAATCTAGATTCGGCGGGGGATACAAGCAAACCGTCGGAGACGGACCAAACAACAAGGAAGATGCTTACCCGGTCACCCACACGGGTAATACCACCACGGCTCTGGCCGTGATGGCGTTCTTCGACCGGCACCAGGGCGCTAAGGCATTCCTGTGGACCACTCCGCTGGGCCAGCTCGGCCTTTTCACCTGCAAGAACCCAACCCCCACCCCTATGGGCGGGGGCGTATTCAAAGTGACAGCGACGTTCGAGCGCGCTTTTCACCCGTAAAGGTCAATCCATGTCGCTGATCAATGCTATCCAGACTCTTGAGCCTGGCAACGAAGTCATGCTGTTTGAACTGGACGGCAGCGATTACGGCGCCGATGTGCTGCGCTTCCACGGCCATGCGATACCGCATACGCCCGCCGAACTGATCGCCGCGGGTGTCGACGCTGACCAGTTGCCGGCCAAGTCGATCTGGTGGAAGGGCAAAGAGTACGGCGCGTGGCCCATGCAGTACGAGGGTAGTGAGGCAAATGGTGACGGCACTGCGGTGCGGCCCAAGCTGTCGGTGGGTAACGTCAACGGACGAATCACTGCGCTCTGCCTGGCCTTCGAGGATCTACTCGAGTTCAAGCTGACTATTCGAAACACGCTGGCCGAGTACCTGGACGCTGTGAACTTCGAAGGCGGAAACCCAGCGGCCGATCCCACCCAGGAATCAATCGAGGTCTGGTATGTGGACCAGAAGACCAACGAGGACGGCGAGTCAGTCAGCTGGGACCTGGCCAGTCCGGGGGACGTCGGTGGCGAAACCATCGGGCGGCAGATGACCACTCTGTGCCACTGGTGCCTCACCGGGGGCTACAGAGGACCGAACTGCGGCTACACCGGCCCCTACGTTACGAAGGATGGGGTCATCACTGATGACCCGGAACTCGACGAATGCGACGGCACGCTTGGCAAAGGGTGCGACCCGCGCTTCGGTGAGGGCAACCCTTTGCCATTCGGCGGCTTCCCTGCTGTTTCACTCATCGCCAGGAGCTGACCATGCGCAAACACATCATTGCGGCCATCCAGGCGCATGCGGCGGCCGAGTACCCGAAAGAGTGCTGCGGCCTGGTGCTGGCCGTAGGCCGAGCGCAGAAGTACTTCCAGTGCCGGAACATCGCAACGGAGCCAAACGAAGAGTTCAGGCTTGATCCAGAGGACTACGCTGCGGCGGAAGACCAGGGCGAGGTGATCGGCATCGTTCACTCCCACCCAGACGCCACCAGCCGGCCGTCATCGCGCGACCTGGCCATGTGCGAGGCTACGGCCTTGCCCTGGCACATCCTGTCATGGCCTGAAGGCGACCTTCGCACCATCACGCCCACCGGCAGCACGCCGCTGCTCAAGCGACCGTTCGTGCATGGCGCTTGGGATTGTTGGCAGGTCTGCGCTGACTGGTACCAGCGTGAATGGGGCCTGGAATTCGAAGCCTTCCAGCGCACCGAGGGATGGTGGGAGAGTGCAGACAGCACCAGCCTGTACGAGGCGAACTATGCCGCCGCCGGCTTCGAGCAGGTCGACACCCCGCAGCGCGGCGACATGATCGTGATGGAGGTAGGCCGCACGGCACACCCGAACCATGCAGGAATATACCTTGGTACTGACCCGGCGCTGCCTGGAGAGGATTCAGGCGTGTTCGGCCCTGGGCCCTTCGTGTTGCACCACCTGTACGGGCGGCCATCAGAGGTAATCGTCTACGGCGGCCCCTGGCTGCAGCGCACCCGCTTAATTCTTCGACACAAGGAGGCCCGATGAGCGCCATCGTTTATTCGCCGATGACCACCATCAAGCTTTCCGGTTCGCTGGCTCAGAAGTTCGGCAGGCTGCACCGGCGCCAGGTCGGGTCTGGCGACACTTGGGAGGTCTTCCGGGCGCTGAAGGCCACGATTGACGGATTCGAGGCTGAGATTCGCCGCCTTGACCGCCTCGGACTTCGCTTTGCCATCTTCCGCAACCGGAAGAACACCGGGCCTGACCAGTTCGGCATGGGTGGCACCAAGGAAGTCAGGATTGTCCCAGTGGTCGAGGGCAGCAAGCGCGGCGGCATTTTGCAGATTGTGCTGGGCGTCGTGCTCATCGCGGCCAGCTACTTCGGCGCGCCGACAGCGCCTGCCGGTATAGCGCTACTGGCTGGCGGCGTTATTCAGATGCTCAGCCCGCAGGCGGCCGGCCTCAAGCAGAGCGCATCGCCGGAAAACATGCCCAGCTATGCATTCGGCAGCGCAAAGAACACCACGGCCAGCGGCAACCCAGTCCCGATCTGCATCGGTGACCGCCGATGGGGCGGGGCAATCATCTCTGCATCGATTTACGCCGAAGACAAAACGTAGGCGCAACGCACGAAACAAGCCGGCCATGAGCCGGTTTTTTATTGCCTGGAGGAAAGCATGGGCGCAGCACAGAAGCTGGAAATTCACGGCTCCAAGGGTGGCGAGAGCAAGCCAAAGTCGCCTGTAGAGTCACCCGACAGCCTGCGCTCCACCAACGTGGCCAAGATCCTGATCGCCGTAGGCGAGGGTGAATTCGACGGCACGCCCACCGCGCGCGATATCTTCCTCGACAACACGCCCATCCAGGACGCCAGCGGCAATTACAACTTTACTAACGTGAAGTGGGACTGGCGGCCGGGCTCCGTCGAGCAGACCTACATCCCAGGAATCCCGTCTGTCGACAATGAGACATCGCTGAACATCGAGCTGCGCAGCGGCACGCCTTGGGTGCAGTCGCTGACCAACTTGCAGTTGTCGGCAGCACGCATCCGGCTGGCAACGCCTCGCCTGGCAAGCCAAGACAGCGAAGGGAACATTGGCGGCTACAGCATCCAATACGCGGTTGATGTGGCTACCGATGGCGGTGCGTATCAGGAAGTGCTGGTCGGGACTATTACTGGCAAAGCCACCACTCGTTACGAAAAGTCCATGCGCATCGATCTCCCGCCGGCCACCAGCGGCTGGCTGATTCGAGTTCGACGCATTACGCCAAACCAAAACACCGACAAGATCGCGGACAGCCTGTTCATTGCAGGCTACACCCAGGTGATCGACGCAAAATTGCGCTATCCGAACACGGCGTTGCTGTTCATCGAGTTCGATGCCGAGCAGTTCACCAACATCCCGGCCGTCACGGTGAAGTGCAAGGCCCGCCGCTGGCAGGTGCCGAGCAACTACGACCCGGTGGCTCGCACCTACTCTGGCGCATGGGACGGCACCATGAAGGAGGCCTGGACCAATAACCCGGCCTGGATCACCTACGGAATCTGCACCCAGGACCGTTTCGGCCTAGGCCGGCGCATCAAGCCGTGGATGGTAGACAAGTGGGAGCTGTACCGCATCGCGCAGTACTGCGACCAGATGGTGCCCAATGGCGCCGACGGCGTTGAGCCGCGCTTTCTATGCGACATGAACCTGCAGGGCAAAGCCGACGCCTGGTCACTGCTACGCGACATCGCCGGCATCTATCGCGGCATGACGTACTGGGCCCAGGGCCAGTTAGTCATGCAGGCCGATATGCCTCGGGCGCAGGACATCGATTACGTCTTCACCCGGTCCAACGTCATCGACGGCAAAATCTCCTACGGCAGTGCATCGGCGAAGACCCGATTCACTCGCTGCCTGGTCAGCTACGACAATCCGCTCAACAACTACGACACCGATGTCACGGTTTATTCAGACCTGCCACTACAACGCCGCCTGGGCGACAAGCCAACGGAGATCAGTGCCATCGGCTGCACTCGGGCATCCGAGGCTCAGCGCCGCGCTAAATGGCTGGTGCTGAGCAATAACCAGGACCGAACCATAAGCTTCAGGACCGGCATGGAAGGGCGAATCCCGTTGCCAGGCTTCATTATCCCTGTAGCCGACTCACTGCTGGCTGGTCGGGAGATCGGCGGGCGCATCGCGGCAGCGGCAGGAAAAGTTGTCACCTTGGACCGTGACACCTTGGCCAAGGCAGGTGACCGGCTGGTGATCAACCTTCCCGGCGGGCGTGCAGAGGGGCGAACCGTAGAGAGCGTGAACGGCCGTAACGTAACCGTGACTGTTGCCTACAGCGAGGCGCCGGCTGCACAGCTTCAGTGGGCTATCGACGCGGATGACTTAGCGATACCTCTGTACAGAGTGATGAGGGTGGCGCGCACTACAGAGGGCGATTACGACATCAGTGCTCTGCAGTATGAGCCAAGCAAGTTCGCCAGCATCGACGCCGGCGCGCGACTGGAAGAACGCCCAATCAGCGTGATCCCAATCACTGTGGTTCCGGCGCCAGAAAGCGTGACCATCACTTCGAGCGTGTCGATCGACCAGGGCCTGGCCATCAGCACCATGAACATATCCTGGCCAGCGGTCACCGGTGCCGTGGCGTACGACGTGGAGTGGCGCAAGGACAACGGCAACTGGATCAAGGTGCAGCGCACGGGCTCGGCAAGCGTTGACGTCACCGGAATTTACTCGGGCGCCTACCTGGCCCGGGTTCGCTCGGTGAGCGCCTTCGATATCTCTTCGATCTGGAAGAGCTCCAACCTGACCAACCTGGAAGGGAAAGTCGGCCTTCCGCCAGCGGTGTCGTCGCTCAACACCACCAGCGAACTGTTCGGGATCAGCATCAAGTGGGGTTTCCCACCAGGTGCGGAGGACACGCAGCGCACCGAGCTGTGGTATGGCCCCGCGAACGACCTGAGCGCCGCAACCAAGCTAGCCGACCTGGCATATCCGCAGGCCGACTACCGCATGCAGTCCCTCGCGGCCGGTGCGCAGTTCTTCTTCTGGGCGCGCCTGGTGGACCGTACCGGCAACGTTGGTCCGTTCTATCCAGTGGTGGGCGGTGTTATGGGCCAGGCCAGCTCTGATGCTGGGCCGATCCTGAACATGCTTGCTGGCAAGATCAGCAAGACCGAGCTCGGTGAGGATCTGCTGAGCGAGATTGACGGCCTGCAGGACCAGATCGACGCGCTGGACGCACTGGGCGGCTACGTGGCTAACCAGGTCTACCTGAAAGGGCGGATGGTGGTGGAGGCGGATCGCATCTACCAGGCGAAGGTAGATGTCCCGGTCAACAACCCACCGCCAAATGCCACCTACTGGCTGGACGTTGGGCAGTCGGTCGAGACGGCAAACGGCCTTGCCCAGCAGGTTGCCACCAATACCGCCGATATCAACGAACTGGACGGTGTGGTCACGGCCCAGGCCAGCACCACAAACGCCCTGCGTGCCTCTGCTCGTGATGATAGCGGCAGTGGAGCCAAGGCTGATGCACTGAAGGGCTGGGCTAACACCGCCGCCATTGTCCAAGAGAGCAAGGTCCGAGCGACTGCCATCGAGGCAGAGGCCACTAAGACCACGCAGTTGCAAGCGACTGTTGGGCAGAACACCTCGGCTATTCAAGAGACGTCATCGGCTCTGGCCAACACCAACGGGCAACTGCAGACGCTGTGGTCAGTGAAGATGGAGACCACCGCCGGCGGCCAGAAGTACGCAGCATCGTTCGGGCTCGGCCTGCAGGTGGATCCTTCTGGGGTTTCGTCGCAGTTCGTTGTGCGGGCCGACACGTTCATGTTGCTGAACCTTATCAATGGGACGCCGGTTTCACCCTTCACCGTGAGCGGGGGTCAAACCTTCATTCGTGAAGCGTTTATCCAAGATGCGTCTATCAGTGTGGCAAAGCTCACCCAGAGCATCCAGTCCGCGAACTACGTGCCAGGCAAAACCGGTCTGATGATCAACTTTGTAACTGGTGAGTTCGAGCTAAACAGCACTGTGGGTGTAGGCGGTCGTCAGACCATCAACAACCGCGGCGGCAAAGTTTATGACGATAACAGCGTTAAGCGTTATCAGTGGGGAGACATGTCCGCATGACTTATGGAGTAAGAGTATGGGGGGCTGATGGCCTCCTTGAACTCGATGAAAATTCATTCACGGTAAGGATCGTGTATACCGCTGTTGTCCAGAAAGCACCCGGGGAGAATAGGACAAGGTACATAGCCATTCCTGGAATAACGCCGGAAACACATTCAGCCGTGTGTTTTCCAGCTGGAAGTTATGACACTACAGCGCAAAACTTTGCCTCAATCCAATACACACCCATTATCAGCAATGGCGGGCTGACTCTTCACTTTGGACATCCAGGCTCGCGCGAGGGAGCGCCTCTTGGTATTGGGGCGCAACGGCTTATAGTTGTGAGGTATCGCTAATGACCTTCGGCGTGCAATTCACGAACAATAGTGATGTTGTGGTGCTTGACTCAGAGTTCGCAAGGCTCTGCGTTTTACATAAGGGGGCATGGGCCAACGGTGGTTCAGGTGTCGGCGTTGCGTTTCCATCACCAATTACCACTAGCGAACCACCACTTGTATTTGTTAGAGCTGATCAGTCGTGCACCATGTGCTTTTGTTTGATCAATGGTTCTCCAGGGGCATGGACTGGATTTTCGTTCAAGGGGATTTCAGGTCAAAGTTCAAGTGGAAAATGGTTCGCTGCTGCATTTCAGTCGGCCCCAAAAGCCTCTTACGGGTTTCGTATTTGGGATGGCTCGTCGAAACTTTTGTTCGATAGTGCAGCCCCGGCGGCGCAATTCACAAGAACAATCACAGCATGGACCTACCTAGGATCCGAGCAAACTAGCCAAGGGTTGTACAGACTTAGTTGGTCTGCAAATAGCCCGCTGAACACTGGCGATTATTTAATGCTGAACAACATTGCTATGGATGTGGCAGGCCTTACTTCTAGGCAAGGGAATCAGTACGCTGTATGGGATTTCGCTAACAATCGGATTATGATGCAAGTTGTTGGAGTAGATATATCTTCTGCTTTTTATACGCCGGTTGTGTTTGCTCGGCCAGTTTCTTGAGTATCAAAAAAACAAAACTGCTTCCCCATGATTTTGGTGGCTTCCCTGGAGAAAAATATGGTTTGGCAACGGTCTGGAACATTATCCGTTCAAAACGGGAGCACTACTGTAGTAGGTGCTAGTGTTGATTTCGCTGCAAGCTGTCGCAGTGGAGATTCGTTTGTTGGTCCGGATGGCGCGACTTACGAAGTAGCGAACGTAGCCAGTGCTACGGTTATATCGATTCTTCCAGCGTATAAAGGCGCCACGGTAAGTGGGGCTTCTTACGCCATAATGCCAGTACAGGGCTACGACAAGATGTTGTCTGATGCTTTTAATGCATTGGTCAATCAGTTTGGGGCAAAGCTCGCGGCGTTGGGCACTACCGGCAACTACGATATATTGCCCGCCGAAAAAGGTGGCACTGGTCATAATCATGGGCTTAATTGGGGGTACATCGGCGGGAACATAACTGGACAGGACGACTTGAAAGCCGCTCTTGACTCCAAGGTGTCTGGCAGCAAGCAAGGACTGATCACAGCTTCTGTGCTCTTTTCAGGTTCTGGCCCAACCATCATCAACAATTTCAATGTTGCCTCTATCACGAAAGTGACGACCGGTATTTATGACATCATCTTCGCAAGCCCTATGGATAATACAGCGTATGTTGTAGTCGCCATGGCCTGCGACGATTCGGCAGTTCAATCGATCATGTATGAAAACGGCGCAGGTGGTAATACTCGAACAGTGAACAAAGTGCGCGTGGTGGCCGGTGTCCCTGGTGGTAGCACGCGAGACTTCACGCTGATGAGCGTAATTGTCACAGGGGGTAAAAACTAATGCTGATAATCCGGACGCTGGAAGGCTACAAGCAGGTTGTGGCACCGGATGTGGACATTCACGAATACGCGGCCTCAACAGGCGGCACGGTGATGAATGACTGGGAATTCGTGGAACCGCCAAGCAGTCCTGATGACCTGGCCATTGATGAGCGGGCATGGCGTGACGCCGAGATTGAGCGCGTCAGGTGGCTGCGCGATCGGCACCGGGACGAGATGGACATGGGCGTGACGACGTCGCTGTCAGCCGAGCAGTTCGCTGGCCTTCTCTTATACATCCAGCAGCTGCGGACTTGGCCGCAGGCCACCGGCTTCCCTGACCAAGCTGCCCGGCCTGTTCCACCGGACTGGCTTGCTGTGCCAGCCCAATAACCCGCGTTCAAGCGAACGCAGAACCGGCCGCCATCGAGCGGTTTTTTTTCGCCTGGAGAAAGCCATGCCGATCACCGAGCAGCAGTTGCTGCAGATCCTCCCGAACGCCGGCCGAAATGCCGGCGTTTTTGTTCCCGCGCTCAACACGGCCATGAACCGCTACGGCATCGTGGGCACCGCGCGCGCCACCGCATTCATCGCCCAGTTTGGGCATGAGTCCGGCCAGTTGCGCTACGTGCGTGAGATCTGGGGGCCCACCGCGCAGCAGCTCACGTACGAAGGCCGTGCCGACTTGGGCAACATCGTCAAAGGGGACGGCTCCAAATATCGTGGCCGTGGCCTGATCCAGATTACCGGGCGTGCGAACTATGCGGCGTGCGGGGAAGCGCTGGGCCTGGACCTGATCGGCAAGCCGGAGTTGCTTGAGCTGCCGCAGCACGCAGCGATGTCGGCGGCCTGGTTCTGGTCCACCAAGGGGCTCAACACGCTCGCGGATCAGGGTGAGTTCACGAAGATCACGCGGCGCATCAATGGTGGGCTCACCGGTATGGCCGATCGCCTGCAATTGTGGGAGCGGGCGAAAGAGGTGCTGGCATGACGCCTGTGCAGAAGCTGGCAGGGCTGGTGATGCTGATCCTGGTGCTGATGGCCAGCGCCGCGGGCGTGGCCTGGCAGGTTCAGGGCTGGCGCATGGGCAAAAAGCTCGCCGAGCAACTGTCGGATCAGGGGATTGCGCATCAGAAAGCCTTGGACGCAATCACCAGCGAAGCCTGGCAGCAGCAACAAGCAGAGCAGGCCCAGCGCCTGGCCACCGAACAAGCCCTGGCCACCTCAGACAAACAACATACCAAGGAATTATCCGATGCCCAGCGCAACCAGGCTCGCCTGCGCGACCAGCTTGCTACTGCTGATGTCCGGCTGTCAGTCCTCCTTGCCGAGGATGCAGCCAGTGGCTGTAACGTGCCTACCGCCCCCAGCGCCGTCAGCGTGGTTCATGCAGCCCGTCGAGTCCAACTTGACCCAGCGCATGCTCAAAGAATTATCGCCATCACCGACGCCGGCGACCAAGGACTGATCGCGCTGCGGGCCTGCCAGGCGTATGTAAGGGCTGTGGCCCCCTGAGTGCGTCCAATTCTAGCAATGGGCTATCCTTGACCCTTTTAGAAAAGGGGAACCGGCATGGAAGGCATGACGCTCAGCCCAAAGATCGAGCGCGAGGCTGACAAGCTGCTGGCGCAGATTGCCCGGGCTGACTCGATGATTGTTGCGGCGAAGGCTGGTGCTAGGGCGGAGGGCTTCGTGCTGGGCCTGGAGTCGGCCCGCGCACTGACAGAAGCGACAACAGACCGGCTCTACGTGATATTTGACTCGGCCACTGAGCAGCGACTCAAAGCGCTTGCCGAGTAGGCGCTGCTGCTGAAGCCTCCTTGAGGTCGCGCAGCTCGCCCAGCAATCGCTGGTTTTCCCTGAGCAGTTCATCGCGCTGACCGGTAACCAGATCGATGGGGCGAAAGCTCACATTGTTAGGCTCCCGATCGTTGATTGCTGATGCGCGCTCAAGGGCTTCCCTCAACCGGGTCTCTGCTGCGGTTTTTCCGGTGGCGAGCAGGTCATTCATCTGCACCAAGCCGGCCACATTGGCCCGTGCCTTTCGCAGCATCGCCTCAGTCTGGATGAGCTCGTCCTCGAGCAGGGCACACTGGTGTTGGTACATTTCCAGGGGCGTAGGGCAGCCAAGCCACTCAGAGGTGTCTTCGTCGATGTCGTTCATAATGCTTGTCCGGTACTGTATGTGCGTACAGTAATCGAGGTTCGCCGATTGCGCGATTCCAGGCGACGAACTGCTAGGGCTACTTAGGAGACATCAGCACAGCCAGGGTGAGCTTGATGAACTCTTCGTTGTCGTCGATGGTATGCAGCGCACCCCGGATATTTTCTGCGACCTCAGTGGAGCCACGCTGCTCCACCCAGTTCGATAGCTCCATGATGGAAGCCTCAAGGGCCAGCTGGTTTTCGTAGAGCTTGGAGAGCAGGGGAGGGAGCAGGTCTGAGTTGGGCATCGGTGTTCCTCTGGTGGAGTGAACAGCTTAGCAGTCGGTATTATTTGGGTAGTTTGTGTTCGGTCGGCAGGACGCCGGGGAGGGGAGAAATCATTTCCGCAACCTGATGAATGCCCCTTGATCTGCGCGGCTTTCATGTCAGTAAAAAATGCTCTTGTGCGGAAATGATTAAATGGTAAGTAGTTGATAAATATAGATAACTCGGCAGTCTTGAAAACCGGCGGACGTTAATAGCGTCTCCAGGGTTCGAATCCCTGGTTTCCCGCCAAGACTCGAACGAAAGCCCTGCAGTAGCGGGGCTTTTGCGTTTCTGGGGTTTGATGGCGTAAGACGGTTTCTCATGGGGCACCGAAACCTTGACGGGTTCGAAGGGCTTGGCGTCCTCACCAATCCTTCGGTCAACGTATTTGGTGACCGTCCCTATACGGCAATCGGTTCAAGGCGCTTGCGCTTGGTCCACATCGGCACCCATCCCCATCGTCTCTGCAATTTACACGCGCCACCCTTGGGGTGCAGGCGCAGCGTAGTCCCCCATTGATTATCCGATTAGATTTATGGCTTTTAGGGCGAGCTTTTACTCGTCATCTTTTTGTTTTTTTACTATTATCGTCCATCTGCGTACTCAAGGAAGAGAGGTTGAGCGCCTTGAGTCTGGTAGAAAATTTACACTCGATCAGAGTGAGTTATTACTTTTACCCAGAACCTAACGACTCAGCCAACCGTAATGACCTCTTGGTGGAACCGATGGATAAAATGTGTGGCATCGTTGTAGTGGTAGGACTGGCCCTCTCGGGATGCGCGACGAAAACTCCAGAAAAACCTAACGTGGCTCCACCTCCTGCCGTTGTCCAGGAAGCCCCCCCTGAAGTCGCACATCCGGCACCAGAAAATTGGACTGTTCGCTACGAGGCCGCCCCTGCGAACGCCAGCGCTGATTCCCACGTCCCTGCCGCTCCGGAATCCGTTCAGTCAGAATCAGAGACAAGCCTGAACCAGAACCGCGCTGAGCAATGCCGTAAAGAGCTGGATGTCCTGAAGGTTTACAACAAAGTGTCGTACAACAAATACGAGGCGGAATACCAAGCCATTGCAGCCAAGACGGCTAAATACATGGAAATCAAAGACTCGTTAGGTCCTGATTTAAACTATATGGTCATGCCCGCTTATCAATTTCAGATTCGCGAGTTCTGCTTCCGCGTTAAGACCCGTTTGTCGGAGCTCGTGCTTCGCCAAGCCAAGTAATGATTCCACGTTAGGGTGAGTCTTTTGCCCGTGAGGGAGACACTGAAAAAGACTTCCCTCTCTGGTGAAATACTCGCCTCGCGCGAATCGATGAGGATTCAAGGCCACGGCCTGCGGGCAGTTGCATAGTGGCTTTGAAAGCCGGAGGACGTTAAAAGCGTCTCCAGGGTCCGAATCCCCGGTCTACCGCCAAGATTCAAACGAAAGCCCCGCCTTAGCGGGGCTTTTGCGTTTCTGCGGGTTGGTTCAGCCATCCCTCGCACCTTTGATCGTTTGCGCACCATTTCAGGCGGTTTGGGCTACGCTCCGCACATTGCGGTCAGCGAATCGGCTTCACGATCTGCCCGGCACGTCGATGAACCGTTTGCATGACGCCCCCCTCAAGATGAGCTTCGTCGGCAAAAAAGCCACTGAGCTCGACATCCTTCTCATACTGGCTAGCCTTGTAACAAGATTTTACATTTTCGCCAGGGCTGGCTAAGATCGGCCCATTGGAGATGGCATTCCTCCATTAACCAACCGCTGCGCCCGTAGCAGCTGATGATGCCTACAGAAACCTGATCAAACCAGGTCTGTAGGCGTTCGCGCCCAGCATCCGTTTTTGGTCAGGCCCACTTACTTTTTTGTGGCTGGCCAAATGTCTAAATTTCGACGACCTGAACAACTCGACTTACTGCCCTACCTAGCGAAATGGCTTGCGCTTGCAGGTCTTGTAGCGCTTTTGGCGGGTTCTGCTTCTGCGTTATTCCTGCTTTCCCTGGATCATGCCACCCAGTGGCGAGAGACCCATCCCTGGGTCATCTGGCTCCTGCCCGTAGCTGGCTTTGCCGTGGGACTTGCGTATCACTTGATAGGCAAGCCCGTTGATGCCGGAAACAATCTGATCATCGATGAGATCCACGATCCTAAAAAGGTTGTCCCCTTGCGCATGGTTCCGATGGTGCTTATCGGAACGGTGGTTTCCCACCTCTTTGGCGCATCTGTTGGGCGTGAGGGTACGGCGGTGCAAATGGGCGGGGCCCTTGCCGATCAACTGACGCATGTCTTCCGGCTGCGTCGCGAGGATCGCCGGGTGATTCTTATGGCCGGCATCAGCGCTGGCTTTGCGTCCGTCTTCGGCACCCCTCTTGCCGGGGCTTTATTCGGACTTGAAGTATTGGCCATTGGACGTATGCGTTAC